TGCTAAGGATTTAGTAGAACTAGATGGTGCTAAACAAATTATAGTATTAAAAGATAGCTCTATCGTTACATTAGAAAGTAAAGTTACTGTTAAAGATAGTATTATTGGTAAGTATGCTAATAAAGAACTTAACTACAAAAGTATCATCCTGAATAAAGATAAAGAAATTACAGGATGGGAAGGACAATATCAAAAATTAGAATTGCAATATAACAAATTAAAAGTTAAATCTAAATTCCAACGTATAGGAAGCTATATCGTAATTGGTGGATTAGCTTATTTGATGTTAGCAAAATAACGACCCACGCCTCCCACATAATTAGGCCTGTCCGCAAGGGCGGGCCTTCTTTATATATTTATATACATGAGTCAAGCGAATATTAAAGAAATAATCAAACAGGAGTACATTAAATGTGCCACAGATCCTGTCCATTTTTTCCGCAAATACTGCTACATTACTCACCCAATTAAAGGTAGAGTTCTATTTCATCTATACCCATTCCAAGAGGATGTTTTAAATGATTTTAGAAGTAACAGGTTTTGTATTATCAATAAATCAAGACAGCTAGGTATCTCAACATTATCAGCTGGTTTTGCTTTATGGACAATGTTATTTAATAAGGATAAAACTGTGTTGTGTATTGCGACGAAGCAAGAAACAGCTAAAGGAATGGTGGATAAAGTACAGTTTATGTACAACAACTTACCTTCTTGGTTAAGAGGTAATCAAAAACCAATATCTGATAACAAATTATCATTAAAATTAGCCAATAACTCTCAGATTGTTGCCACATCAGCCGCATCAGATGCAGGTAGATCTTACGCAGTTTCGTTACTGCTTATAGATGAGGCCGCGTTCATTGAAGGAATTGATAAAATCTATACGAGTATCAAACCCACCATTGCAACAGGTGGAGGAATCATTGCATTATCATCTCCAAATGGTGTTGGTAACTGGTTCCACAAAATGTATACTGAAGCTGAAGTAGGAAGAAACGACTTTAAAGCAATCAAACTAAAATGGGACTTACATCCAGATAGAACTGGTGATTGGGAAATAACAGAAAGAGCAAATATGTCACCTCGTGAGTTCGCTCAAGAGTATGACTGTGACTTTTTAGGTTCTGGTAATTCAGTAATTGAACCTGATTTATTATCATTTTATGAAGAAACTTTTATACAAGAGCCTGTTGAACGCCGTTTTATGGGTGGTGATTTTTGGATCTGGGCTTACCCTGATTATTCTAAACAGTATTTGGTCTGTGCCGACGTTGCTCGGGGGGATGGTTCGGATTACTCGGCATTCCATGTCATCGATGCTACAACGTGTGAACAAGTGGCAGAATACAAATCCCAAGTTGATACTCGTACTTTTGGGAACATGCTTGTGTCTGTTGCTACTGAGTATAATAATGCTCTACTTGTGGTTGAAAATGCTAATATCGGCTGGGATGTCGTTAATACGATTATAGAAAAAGGATATCCTAAATTATATTATTCACCTCGTGCTTATGGTGAAATGCAGATGGATAAGTGGTTGGATAAAATGGATAAAGATCAAACCGTTCCTGGATTTACCACATCAGCAAAAACAAGACCACTTGTTATTTCAAAAATGGAGTCGTATATTCGAGAAAAAGTATTCACCTTTCACTCAAAACGTTTATTAGAAGAGTTACGTGTGTTTATATGGCAACATGGTAAAGCACAAGCTCAAAATGGATATAACGATGACTTGGTAATGGCATTAGGAATGGGGTTATTTACTCGTGATACTGCAATGAAATTCTATGAACAAGGAATGGATTTGAATAGGGCAATGGTTTCAAACATTACTAGAACGGGATATGGTTATAATGGTCCTTTAATACCTGGTGGAAACCAAAATCCATATATGGTTGATAATGGTCATGGACAATTCGAAGATATAACATGGGTGTTAGGGTGATAAATATTTATTGATACAATAAAACAAAATAATGGCAGAACAACAACCAGGTTTGTTTGGTAGGCTTACACGTTTATTTAGTACAGATGTCATCATCAGAAATGTTGGTGGTAATCAATTAAAAACTATAGACGTTGATAGAATCCAAGCCTACGGTAACGTAAAGACAAACGCATTAATAGATAGATTTACTAAGTTGCATAGATACGGAGCTAATATGCCGTACAACCCAACAATGAACTATCAAACATTGCGTATTCAGTTATACACTGACTACGAAGCAATGGATACAGAATCAATTATTGCTTCAGCATTAGATATTATCGCTGATGAATCTACATTAAAAAATGAGGCTGGAGAGGTATTACAGATTAGAAGTGCTGACGAAAACGTTCAACGTATTCTTTATAACTTATTTTACGACGTATTAAACGTTGAATTTAATTTATGGATGTGGATTAGAAATATGTGTAAATATGGTGATTTTTATTTACATATGGAAGTAGCTGAAAAATTTGGTATTTACAACGTAACACCACTTTCAGTTTATGATATGGTTCGCGAAGAAGGACAAGATCCTGAAAATCCATCTTATGTATGTTTCCGCATCGATCCAATGGTGATCGCTGCTGGTGGTATGAGCAGTCGTGTTAAAGATAGAGATGGTAAAATCAAATTTGAAAACTATGAAATAGCGCATTTTAGGCTATTAACTGACGCTAACTATCTTCCTTACGGACGCTCGTTTATTGAACCTGCTCGTAAAACTTACAAACAGTATGTGCTGATGAAGGATGCAATGTTATTGCACCGCATCACACGCGCCCCCGAAAAACGTATATTCACTGTAAATGTTGGTAATATACCTCCTGCTGAAGTTGATAACTACATGCAGAAGATCATGCAGAAGATGAAGAAAACACCTATGATTGACCACCAAACAGGTGATTACAATTTAAGGTATAATCTACAAAACATGATGGAAGATTTTTATCTTCCGACTCGTGGTAATGATACAGCAACTAAGATTGATACAATCAAAGGCTTAGAATATAACGCAATTGATGATGTAAATTTCTTAAGAGATGAAATGTTAGCTGCACTTAAAGTACCTAAAGCATTCTTCGGATTTGAAAAAGATTTACAAGGTAAAGCTACATTAGCTGCTGAAGATATTCGCTTCGCTCGCACAGTTGAACGTATTCAACGTATTATTTTATCTGAGCTATACAAAATGGCATTAGTACACTTATATGTACAAGGCTATGATGGTGAAGCATTGTCAAACTTTGAATTATCATTAACTACTCCATCAGTAATCTACGAACAAGAAAAAGTAGCATTATGGAAGGAAAAAATTGATCTAGCTAAATCTATTCAAGACACAAACCTAATGCCTTCAGATTGGATTTACGATTATATATTCCAATTCAGTGAAGACCAATATGATGAAATGCGTGATTTAGTACTTGAAGATAAAAAACGTGCTTTCAGATTAGCTCAAGTAGAAAACGAAGGTAACGATCCAGCTAAAACTGGTAAATCATTTGGTACGCCACATGACTTGGCATCAATGTATGGTAAAGGTAGATCAGGAATGAATGTAGATGGTACTGTACCTCCAGGCTATGACGAGAAACGTCCAGTTGGTCGTCCTCAAGAAAAAGCATCTATCGTGGGTACACAACAAGATCCATTAGGTAAAGACAGATTAGGTAGAAAAGACAATAATCCTCTATATACTGCTAATATTCCTAGTGAAGATGGTACTCCTAAAGCAATGTTTGAACTTAAAAAACATAAAGGATTATTTGAAGGAATGAACATAGCTCGCAGAGAACTTGTAGTGGGACCTGACCAGGAACCATCGTTACTAGATGAAAAAAATATCAAGGACATACAATAATCACATATTTATAGGTAGTGCACACTATTCATTATGAAAATTAAACACAGCAAATTCAAAAATACAGGAATATTATTCGAGCTATTGGTACGCCAAATTGCATCGGACACTGTATCTAATAAAGATTCAGCTGCTATTGGATTAGTTAAAAAATATTTTAGCAAATCAGAATTAGCTAAAGAATATAAATTGTATCAAGCGTTAATTACGCCGAAAAACTTAAGTGAAGCTAAAGCCGAAACGTTTATCAACGCAACGCTTGAAGCTTCTTCTCGTTTAAATAAAACGGCTTTACGTAAAGAAAAATACAATATCATTAAAGAAATTCGTGAATCTTATGATTTAGAAGAATTCTTTAAAGCAAAAATTAGCCATTACAAGCAATACGCTGCTGCATTCAATTTAATTGAAGCACATAATTCTCAAGAATTCACTGCTCCTCAGCAAATTATCGATAACAAAATTACATTACTTGAACACATCACTCGTAAAGAAGTTGATAAAGAAGGTGTTAAAGACCGTGTAATGGAAGAATATGGTAGTATGGACAAAGGTACTCGTATCTTAGCTTACCGTATGTTATTAGAAAAATTCAATAGCAAATATGCTACATTATCTGATACTCAGAAGAATGTACTGAAAGAATTCATCAACAACATCACTAACACAACTAAATTACGTGATTTTGTTAATAAGAACTTTACAGTTATTGCTGAAGAACTTAATCAAATCATCCCTACTGTAACAGATAAGACAACTCAAATTAAATTATCTGAAGTAGCTACACTATTGAAACCTTTAGATAAGACTCAAAACGTAAAAGACGAAAATATTATTTCGTTGTTACAATACCATCAATTAATTGAAGAATTAAAAGCTGTCAAATAATGGATCTACA